CCAGGGCAGAATACAAGCTTTGGCTTCTATAGCCCGATTGTCAATGGTACGGATCTTAGAACGAATTGGAAGATTGTTAGCTTCCCGAATTTAAAGAATCAGGAAGACGACCCATCGGGGCGAATCAAACAAGAACGCAGAAAAATTTCTGGGTTTGGCGGCAGGGAAGATGGTATGCCAGGGCAAGGCAGAGGTTATGGCCGAAGGATTGGAATTATTGAGTACAACAACGGCAGCGGCTTTGTTTCGCCGTCTGTGCGTGAAGATGTATTTGTCGCGGTTGACTCAGAAGTCAAGGTTTACATAAGCGCCAAAGATATTGACAAAGACTATGACGAAGATCGCACGGGCGTCAACACTGATGATTTGAACAATACATCTGTGCAAGAACGAACACAAGCCGATGAGCAATTGCAACTTGGAGAAACATTGCAAATAGGCCGCACTGTGTGGGTGGTCACAGAACGCTCTATCCCGATTTGGTCTGGCGATGAAGGTCAGTACATCACTTTGAAATGTGTTGAGCAGTTTGGGTCACAACAAATCACGGTTGTGCCCAAGAGCATGATTGATAGAACAGTCCTTAACAACGGCGTTGATTTTACAGACACAAACCATGTTGGCCTTTCGTCAACACCTATTGGCTATCAAGCGATGGGCATCGCACGCTGTGTGCGACCATGTGACGTGCTTGAAGTTGGGATCAAGAGTCGTGTATTTTTGCAGGCCAATGGCCTTTGCAATTTCAGCGAGATCCCAGCGCCTGAGCAGTTGGAGCGGTTTGACGAAGAAGGCACAGTCATAACCAACGGCAATATGAATCTCTACATGCGGAGATCTAGTTGTTTTACGATAAAGGTTCGCCCCATTTCGCGTGATGGTGCTGCGGTTTACGAATGGGCGCCATTGTCTGAGCAGTTTGTCATTCGTGGCAACTCGCCAGTGGATGTGTACAACTTTATCCGCTTTTATTTCCCGACTCGACAGCACCAGTATGAGTTCCGATTTGAGCCGCTGCCTGGTGCGCTTGTGGTAAAACTGTTCAACCCAGATGATATTTTTTACGAACTTGATGCTAAAACCGGCAGCTATCAAAGTATCACGCAAAGCACAATTTACGGCAATTTCACGTTGCGATTTGCCGGAAGGCCGGTGGTACGTGATGACTTGATCGTCAATAAAGAGCTTGTTAACATCGACCTCGTACCAGCAAATATCAATGTTCAGGGCGACAGGCCGACCAAGGTAGGCATTTTGTTTTACTCGACATCGCCTAGAGATACGGACCACGGTAAAGCACATGGCTGGCGCGGTGAAGTGCTTGGCTTTCCGCAGTTGTATCAAGGCTTGACCAGAAGCGCTGATATCACCTGCACATCAGGCACACGCAGCATCACGCTACGCATCACATGCACATCCATTGAGGGTCGCGTGTTGGCTAGCGCACCAGGCTGGACACCGGCTAGATATACCAACTGGCGATGGGACGCACCACGGGTTGAAATCATCAGCGCATCTGAAGGTTGGAATGCTGGTGACAAGTTTACGTTTTCAAAGAGCATCACATCTGATGCAAACGGCAACAATAAATGGCTGGTCGCAGCTTACGGCAATGGCGAAAGGACGGTAACGGCAACGTTTGAGGTGCAGGAGATTGGCAACTTGTCTGTGGGTCGTGGCAGCTATACCTACAAGCGACCATTCTCTCCTAGCAGTCAGGTTGCTGATGTGACGCATTACCCCGGACTGCTCCGGGCAAGTAATGCTGACAATCCAGAACATGAGATTGTCTACATGAATGAGATTACAGATAATCAAACAATGCCGACGTATTACAACATGACAATGTTCGGCTTGTCCTTGCGGTCAGGACGTAACATTACCGGCATTGATCAGTTACGTTTCTGGGTGTCAGGCGGGATCAACGTAAAACGCTGGTACACGCAAGCACCGCATTTTGAAACTCAAGACGAAATCGGGCGCAGCAATCTATTCAGCGATCTGCTGTATTTCCTGCTGACAGATAAAGACGCTGGAGCGGGAGACAAAATCAACGCTGAAATGATTGATGAAGAGAGCTTTGCGCTGACAGCAAAATTCCTTAGTGCCAACAAAATTTTCTGCGATATTGTTTTGCAAGAGCCTGTCAACATCAGGCAATGGGCAACGCAACTGGCGCCGTTAATGCTGTGTAACTTTACAGTAAGCAATGGTAAGTTTGGTGTGTATCCGGCGTTGCCAACTGATGCTGGTGGAAACATCACCCTTGATGCGGTTCCCATAGCGGCGATCTTTACTGAAGGCAACATCATTGAAGATACCTTTGAATGCACCTATCTTCGTGCGGAAGAGCGTGCAGAGTTCAAAGCTGTTGCGACGTACAGAACCGCAAGAGAATTTGAGCTACCGGAACGGCTTAGCGTCATTGTGCGTTACGCCGGACCAGACACAGGACGCTATCCAATCGAAGAATTCGATATGGCCGATTGGTGTACGCAGGAGCAGCAAGCCGTCACAACATGCAAATACATGCTCGCATTACGAAAGCACGTAACCCATGCTGTCAGCTTCAAAACCTCACCAGATGGCCTTTCGCTCAAGCCAGGTGATTACATCCGCGTGATCACGCAATCAAATCCGTTCATCCCAACCAATATCGGCACAGTTGATGTCAATGGTCGAGTCCGCAGCGTTGAGCCTTTTGACGATGGCGCGTACAACATCACGTATTACATCCAAGGCCAAAGCCAAGACGTGCAGACTGGCACGATCACAATCCAAGGCGGCGTGGTGACTGACTCGAACTATTACGGCATCGTGTTTTCAACAAGTGATCCGGTCGCCCAGAGCGGCGTCTATTTTGTTGAACAGTTAACATTAGATCAGGATTGCATGGTCGAGGTTGTGGCAAGCTCGTTCCCCTGCGACGAGAATCTGGTTAGTGTCATTGCACGCGATGTGCTTGCCAACAACGATTCCAGCTACTGGTGGATTAGCAAATGACGGCCTTCCCTAGCATCGTTCCAACATCAAGATCGTTTGAGGCTGGCGACTGGCCGATCAAGCGGTTTGTATCGCAAAGCGGTTCCGAGGTTCGGATTCTGTACGGTGATCGCCGCACAGGTCACACGCTGTCGCTGGGCTACGAAAACATCGACGACGCAACGGTAGAGCAATTTTTCCAGCATTACTACGAGCAAAAAGGCACGTACCAAACATTCGCTTTTGGCACTGCTGCAAGCACGATTGGCCAAGGCTGGGAGGGATCATCGGATTTCTTCAACGCTGGATCGGCAGTACAATGGAGGTACTCTGGTCCGCCTACGGTTCAGCAAGTGCGCCCAGGCATTAGCAGTGTCACCGTCAACTTTGTAGCCGTGGGAGTCAGCTGATGGCAAAATACTACACTGGCAGAGACGGCAGGCTGCTGATTGACGGCACCGAGCAGGTCAAAGTGACTAACTGGTCACTGACTGGTTCGCTTGAAGTTTTAGAGACGACAACGCTGTCAGATTCGCAACGCAGCTACGTCCCTGGCGTGCAAGAGTTTAGTGGTACGGCAACACTGCTGTATTACAACGATGATGATGGCCGCAACGATGCCGCTACTGCACTAAAGAAGATCCTTAAAATCAGCGGTGTCTCTAGCACCGATACCGTTGACATGCGGTTGCGACTGGTGGAAGGCAACACAAACCATGACATCCGGTTAACCGCTTACATCACAAGCGCAACGTATGGCGCCAGCGTGGGAGAGGTTAGTTCAGCGCAGATCAGCTTCCAAGGCACTGGCGCGTTGACGGAGGCCAGCATCTAATGGGTGTTTACCTTGGAAATGTTGGCAACATCGAGCTGATTCGCAAGTCTCTTGAAGGGACCAAAGAATCGCTCGTCAATCCAAGTGATGTCAACGCTTCTAGGGATCGCTTCAGTTTTGATTTTGATGAAGGCTACCTTATCACGGGCGACCTAATTGAGATCAAATCAACCGATGGAACGGATCTGGATTTCATTGACGAGACGGCTTGGACTGCTGATCAAATTACAACGCAAGGCAATGATCCTCTTGTAACGCAATCAAGTGATCTAATTGTCGCAGGTTATCAAGGCCCCACCGAATCGGGCATGTGGTACATCTTCGTCGATGAGCTAGGCGGCATCAGGCTTTACGACAATTTTGACGACAGCCTAGAAGGCAGCACGGCTGGTCTGATTCCGTTGAACGCAATCGATCGCGACATCCCGATCAGCGTTGAAGTCAAGAATCGTGGCGGTAGGTTGCTGGGTTGCATCCGCGAGTACGAAATCAATACAAACCGCGAAGTCGTTGACATCACAGCGCTTAGCGATCAGCACCGTCAGCAGTACAGCAGCTTGATCAGTGGCAGTGGCAGGTTGATCGCAGAATGGGATTACGTCAAGGAAGATGGGTCCGAACCAGTCAACTATCTTATGCAGCTTGTGCTGCGGACCGAAATCGGTTCGTCGTTTCGCGGGAAGTTTTACATCAAATCAGCTGGTACGTCGGCTGCAGGTGGCGCGTTCTCCGGGGCGCAAGTCAACGATGAGTTGTGGTGGGAATTCGATGCGATCGTGACCGGCAGTGCCGTTTCGTTCGCACCATCAAACCTAATCGAAGGCAGCATTGAATTCGTTGCCACTGGTCCGATCCGCCTCAAAGCAAAAACAACCGCTTCACGTAGACTGCTACAAGAGGCGGGTGATCCTATCCTGCTTGAGCAAAGCGGTCAGTTACTGTTGGAGGGTGATGAAGTACCTTAGAATGCAAACAGCATCACGAATGGCTAGCGGAGAGCGGAATGGCTGACCTTAGGATCAGTGAACTAAACACGCTGCCAGGCGCTGGTCTTGTTGCCGGTGACTACATCGCCATTGCGGATAACAGCGCAAGCGAGACTCGTAAAATTACTGTTGTTGACTATATCGGCTACGGTGTCACGCTCGTTGCGGATGACACGATACCAAGCGGCAAGATTCTTTTCAATGCCGAAACTGTCCCCGGTTCCGCATTAGAGAACCTTGCGGTTAACACCAGTCAAATCGCAAATGGTTCTGTCACCGCAACCAAGCTCGCAGACTTTTCATCGGTAACGCTGGTGGGGTCGCTGCCAGCCAGCGGTGCGTTCCGTGGCCAGATCGCGCTCGATACCAACAATCTCAAGATTTACTCTTGGGATGGTTCGCAGTGGCTGCAGGTCAAAGCTGCAGGTTCCGTCAACACGATTGTTGGCGGCAGTGCTGGTGTTGTCAACGTCACATCATCGCAGGTAGGCGACACCGTAACGCTTAACACAACTCTTGATGACACCACTGTTGGTGGTCAGTTCCTCGCTGGTCCTGCTGGTGGTGCTGGTGCTGTTGCCTATCGCACGATCGAATCAACCGATCTTCCGACAGCCACAACCACAGCCAAGGGTGCAGTCTTGGTCAATGGCGAAGGCTTGACGCTTGATGGCGACAAAATTGAAATCGACAATACTGTCACGCCAAGCTCTGCTGAATTCCATGTTGTTGAGTACAACGAAAAGGGCCTGATCACTAATGGCCGCGTCGTAAGCGGAAGCGATCTGCCTGCAGCGCAAGTATCGACGAAAGGCGCAGTCTTCCCTGGTAGTGGCCTCAGCGTTCTAAGTAGCGGCGAGCTGAACCACAGCAACAGCGTCACCGCTGGAACGTACGGCAAAGTCACGGTTGACACTGAGGGTCACGTCACCGCTGGCCTCAGCCTCGAAGCGTCTGACATCCCAGAGCTTGACGCATCGAAGATCACATCCGGCGAACTGGCGACAGAGCGATATGCCCCCGGTTCGGTTACAGGCGTAAAGCTTGCAAATTCATCCGTAACAAAGATTGGTGGTGCCAGCGCCACCGATGGCGTTGTTACCTTTCCTGTTGCTGAATTCACTGGTCAGTATTTCTTCGACAGTATTAACGGCGATCTTTACTTGTGGGACGGCAATGCTTGGCAGCCGATCACCATTACTGCTGGTGAGATTATTTACGCTGGTACGTTTGACGCTAGTGCCGCCGCTGGTGTTGGCGAGGTTGCATCTGTCACAACCGCTGGCTCTGCTATTGGACTGACAGCTGGATCGGCGCTACCTGCTGCAAGCGAAACCAACAACCGTTACTACTTGGTTGTCAGCGTCGGCGGCACGATTACTAGCGGTAATGCGCCCAATACTGCTCTAGCTGCGCCGGACATGATTCTGTCCAACGGCAGCAGTTGGGAAGAAATCGACGTTTCCACGTCAGTAACTGGAGCAACGCAGGCTAGCAACATTACCGTCACGCCGACTGGTGGCATTCAGTCAACTGATGTCCAAGCGGCATTGGCTGAGCTGGATTCTGAGAAGATCGGTGCTGCTGGTGCGACCATCACTGGCGACTTGATCATTGGCACGACGGGTGGTTTTGCGTTTGAAGGCTCAACAGCAGATGCCTACGAAACATATCTGACGGCGGTCGATCCAACTGCTGATCGGACCATCACATTCCCAAATGTGAGCGGCACCGTCATTACAACCGGCGATACCGGAACGGTCACAAGTGCGATGCTTGCTGGCAGCATTGCATTTAGCAAGCTGGCAACAGTGACCAGCGGCAATATCATCGTTGGTAATTCCAGCAATCAAGCAGCATCCGTTGCGGTAACTGGTGACATCAGTATCAGCAACGCTGGTGTGGTTGATATTACTGCTGGCTCGATTGTCAATGCTGACATCAGCGCCAGTGCTGGCATCGCCTTCAGCAAGCTCGCAACGCTAACAAGCGGTTCAATCATCGTTGGCAATAGCAGTAATGCCGCTGCTGCGGTCGCCGTGACAGGTGATGTCACGATCAGCAACACTGGTGTTACAAGCATTGCATCGGGCGCGATCGTTAATGCTGATGTAAGTGCCAGTGCTGAAATCGCTGTTAGCAAACTGGCTGATGGTAGTGCAAGGCAACTGCTGCAGACTGATGCCGCTGGCACTGGCGTTGAGTGGACTAGCAATGTAGACATCCCTGGCACGTTGGATGTTACTGGCGTTGGTACGTTTGATGCGGCTACCCGTGGAGCGATTGGTACGCTGACGGATGCTGCGACGATCACGCCAGATTTCAGCGCAGCGAATCACTTCAGCGTCACACTCGCAGGCAATCGCACGTTGGCGAATCCAACTAACATCGCTGCTGGGCAGTCTGGTGTGATCTTTATTACGCAGGATGGCACCGGATCACGCACGTTGAGTTATGGTTCGTATTGGGAGTTTTCTTCCGGCTCTGCGCCTACGTTGACGACAACCGCTGGCGCTATCGATGCGCTAGTTTACGTTGTACGTTCCAGCACATCAATCTTTGCATCACTTCTGACTGACGTACAATGATTCCTGGCAGCGCTGCACCTATTTTGCTTCCCGTCGTTGCAGGCGGCGGGCTGACTATTGGTCAATCGTATCAAGGTGGATATTATGCAGGCACCATTACTTACAGCCTAGAATCATGGCTCGGAGGAGGAACGCCTAGCTACCAGTTAATCGTTGCGCCAAAGGCAAGCGGAGAAGCGTCAAGCACTAGGCAATTGAAAACCTCAAACACAACAACTGGGACGCCCTTGACAACAAGCAGCCCAATGTCTGATTGGGACGGTTATCACAACACCTACACATCTGCGGTAGGAACAAGCACTGTGCATCCAGCATCAAACTACTGCCAAGGATTGACAATTGGCGGCTATAGTGATTGGTATTTACCTTCTAAGCAAGAAATTGGACTTGCCTTCTCGAATCTTGCTTATTTGACGGATTGGCTGACTAATGGCACAGAAGAATTTGAGGTAGACGGTTCAAGTTGGTATGATTTAGGGTTTTACTGGTCTTCAACAGAGCAAAGCACTGCAGGCGCTGCGGGTTGGTATACAGACGGCGCTGGCGGTTTCGCTTTCGTTGTCAATGGATTTTACAAGACAGAAACCTTTTGGGTTCGCGCTATCCGGCGCGTAGCCGTTTAATCTCTCGGAGGCACCATGTTCAAGTACATCAGCGACGGCGAACTGATCCCAGCGGGTCGGCCTTTTACTGATCGTGATGGCATCAAGCATCCAGCAAACTGGCTGGAGCGTGCTTTGCCATGGGAACTTGAAGCGGCAGGCATCAAGAAATACGATGACCCAGAGCCAATCGATTATCGCTTTGCTTCGGGCTATGACTCTGACGGCAACCCTGTTTGGCGCCCGATTGAGCAGGTTAAGCCTGCATTTGAAAACGAGACTCGCGTAAAAGCAAATACATTACTACATCCAACGGATTGGATGGTGATCCGCGAAGCCGACAATGGCACGCCTCTGGATTCATCGGTAAAAGCTTGGCGCGAATCGATTCGCGTAGCTTGTGGCAACAAGCTCAACAAAATCGCCGAATTCAACAGCACGGCGCAGATTGCCGCTTACGCTAAAACTGCGAGCTACCTGACTTGGCCCGAGCTTTGACTTTGCGCTTAGAATAAGACAAAAGCAGTATTCCGCTCTGGCATGGCCAATATCAAGATTACTGACTTGGCGGCTTATGCCGATCCGGCCACAACTGATGTTGTGCCTATCGTTGATGTCGGCAACGACACCACCAAAAAGGTCAGCGTCGGTGAGGTCGTCGGCAAGATCACAGGCGATGTGGACGTTGCCACTGATGGTACGTCCTCGATCGCATCGGGAGTGATCGTTGACGCGGATGTTAATGCTGCTGCTGCGATTGCTTTAAGCAAGCTGGCTACCGGTGCATTGCCTACGGCGATCACAGTAGCTTCTGCGAATATCGTTAATGGCACGATCGTCGATGCAGATGTAAACGCTTCGGCTGCAATTGCTGGTACAAAGATCGATCCAGATTTCGGCAGCCAAACCGTTGAAACGACCGGAGATGTGATTGTTGGAAAATTAGGTGCTGGCGGCGCAAACTTCGGATCCGCTGGTCAGGTTCTTGTTTCTAATGGTTCCAGCGCAGCGCCTTCTTGGGAGCAGATCACCCCAACAGCAGTGTTCGGCTGGGATCATGATGATGACACCTACGGTCTTTACCTCCCTGGTACCAGTGTCAAAGTTAGCGATCTGACCGGCACTGTTGATATTGATGTTCAATCACGGATTCGTCGTTGCGTTATCAATGATTCCGGCGTTGTTCAGTATTATCTTGATGCTGATGATAGCGATCTGAAATCTGGTGACTGGCTTCGCATTGTAGAAACCGAAGCTCTTGATACCGCTTACACCGGCACAATTAGCGAAAGCACAAACTCACTGCTACGTGTTGGTGTTCCAGCATGGGCCGCTGGTACCTTTACCCTCGGTCAACGTGTTACCCATAGTGGCTCTTTGTGGGAATGCATTGCGGCAACGACCACGGCTACGCCTGGTGCTGGCACAGTAGCAAGTGATCTGACTGGTACTGATGGTCAAGTTGTTGTTGAAATTCCAGCATTCAGCGTGCGTTATGGCTTCTTGAATGGTGTACACACTCGTGAAGTCAAGCTTGGTTGCAGCGATGCCTTGATTGCACAAGGCTTCCAGCCTCATCCGGCATTTATTAAAACAGACGGTAGTTACAAAGATGCTTTTTATATTGGTGCATACCACACATATGATGATGCTGGGACTGGTTCTAGCGTTAGCGGCCAGACAAATACCCGCAGCCAAACCCGTGCTACGTTCCGCACCGAAGCAGAAGCCCGTGGTACTGGCTGGCATGTGTTGTCTTACTTAGAACTAGCAGCAATTCAAACATTGCTGGTTTGCGAGTACCAGGATTACAACTCCCAACGAGCTATCGGCAATGGATCTGATGCTGGTACGACATATGGTGTAACGACTGGCCAAAGCGATGGCGATGGTAACCACAGCGTTAACAGCACTGATAACGCATCAGTAGCCGATGATTACATGGCATATCGCGGCATTGAAAATCTATATGGTCGCGCTTGGCAGTTTGTTGATGGCATCAATGTTTACGAACGGGTGGTTTATCTGACCAACGATCAAACTGCATTTGATGATGATACATCTGATGGTTATGAGTTTTATGCCCAAGTGCCCTCTGGCTCGTCCTCTTATCAAAAAGAACTGCAACCACTTGCTGATGTGTTCCTGCCTTCGGTTGTGACAGGAGCTAGCAGCACGACGTATCTGGGTGATGCCTTCTGGACTTCCACCGGTTGGCGTG